TGCTTCTGCTAATTGCTTTGTAATATCTTCCTTTCGCAAGATAATTGCTGTATATTGGAAGATATGATCTTCTAATACAGGTTCAGTTGCCATTGCGTCACGCACATCTACCTGTTCAATTACTTTTTCGTTGATTTCGAGAACACCATTGTTCCCATTTTCTTTGATAAAATTGATAATGTCTAAGTGTGTCATTTTTTTAATATAAAAAAAGATAAATAATAGTTATTATTACGTGAGTGTTACCGTCTTTGTTACGCCATTTATTCGTATAAATAATCCTGCCGTAGTAGTCCATACATCGCCATTTGTAGGAGTTGTAGGAGCTGTGCCATGAGGAATATTAAGAGAAGCAAGAGAGCTAGTAGAAGCAACTGTTACCACTTTCCCATTAAACGTAGCAGTTCCCACATTATTAATAGACAGTCTTACTACTGGCCCCGGCACGCCTGCTTGAGTAGTAAGAAACTCTAAGCGCCCACCAACATCTCCCGTAGCTGGTGTACCTTCTACAATAGCTTGTATGATCGCATTTGCTATAGGTATTGTACCATCTGCCCCAGAGAACAGGATAATACCAGTTCTATCCCCTGTCTGTACGACTGTATTCGATCCGACGGTAGCACCCCTAGTTCTTCCTAATAATATAGATGGTGCTGTGGTTGCGTTAGATGCATCGTTTACCATCAAACTCATACTTGAAGTATCAAAATTTGTACCTTCCATTTGGAACTGAGAAATTACACCTGATTGAGATCGTCTTGTGAACGTTCCGCCTATATTCACAGGACCATAAAATCGTGCTGTAGTAGTTCCAGTAGCAACACTCATAATGTTTGCCCCATTTGCAGCAGCAAGTGTGAAGTCATCAGTTGATCCGTTTCCGTACATTACCAGACCTAATGCATCAGTATGGTAGACGTATGCATTATTAACTGCTGTCACAAACGCCTTATTACCTCCTAGTAGTAAACTTCCACACCCTACCTCTGCCAAGGGACTGATAGAAACTGTATTAGTGATACCTGTAGCATATGCTGCAGAAGTACCAAGATATATATAAGTACCACCTCCCGTTGTTTTGGAAAAAATACCAGCTTTAGGAACCCCAGGATTATCAGTTGTACTTGACCATATAAGACCTGCTGTAAATCCATCATCTACATATGCGCTTGTTACAAGGTTTCCCGGGATTGTTAATCCTGCCGTTATTGTTGCAAGTGTTGCTGTCGCCGTTGTTGCTACTGTAGCAAAGATAGAGCGAATTGACGTATCAAATGAATATCCGGATGCGGCTCCTGCAAATAATAAAGCATTAGCGGAATGTGTGATGGTCACGTCACCACTTCCCCAGTTAATTACTGTGCCACTAGCTAAGTTCATCGTTCCAGAGAACACCGGATTATTAACTATACTTCCTTTTTGAGGTCTCATGATATGTTTTAATTGGATGTAAAAATATGGGTATGAAAAGCGTTTTCTATGTTTTGTTGTATCCCTGTCATATCTATACTTTCTTCTATATATACTTCTATTTCGCCTGTAGACACAATATTTAAGAATCCGTTTACGGTATCTGACGGTATGTTTTTCATAAATTTCAAACCGCTAGACTCTTCAATTAGAGAAATAATTTCGGATGTATTTGTAGTATCTTCTTCCCGTATTTTAAATTGTAGTTTTTGCATAGTTGTATAATTAGATAGCAGCCGCTTTCATCTCATAACTGGACACAATCAAGCCGGTTCCAGAACATGCAGTAATATCAAACGCAAGACCGGATCCATATAGCTTATACAAAGGAGTTCTTGTGAGCACTGTTCCGTGATCAGCTTGTGTAAAAGTAGCACCAAGATTATTTGGCTCTATTGTCGTTGTTGCACCTCCCGAACCTTGTATTGGCTGTATAGTAAACGTAGTGGTTGTTGTACATTTTAGTACTGCAAATTTCCAAGAACTAATGTATCCGCCAACTTGACCAGCGGCAGAAATTGCAACGGTAGTTGGTGAAATAAGAGCGGCATCTCCTGCAATCATTCCTCCCATATCAATAGTGATTGTATTACCTGCTCCACTATTCTTTACACGAATTGTAATAGCATCACCTTTATTCGTACTAAGCGTAGATGTAATTGCTGCTAAAAGTGTTTCACTTGTTGCTGTAGTTGTTACTGTACCAAGACTAGTACCATCCGTAAAATTGTATAGTTCTATAGTTCCAGTTCCCGCATTCACATGTGCAGATACACGACAAGCAACTGCGTTTAATCGTGTGGAAGAAAGTGTTATTCGTGTTTGACCGGATAATTCTGCATAGGTGTTACCAGTAACATCCGTATAGGTTTTCCCTACACATGACGTGTCGACTTGAGGGTCTTGCATGGCACAAACGGTGACATCTGGAGACCCTCCACTTCCTGATCCGCTACCGTTTTGAGGTCTCATATAGTTCCCTATGTTAATATTTTTCTAAACAATCGCAGGATCAAGATTTGTTAAAATAGCCGCATTTTCTGTTCGTGTACTAATTTTAACTGAGTTTGAAGCATCGGATGTAACTGATTTAATACGAAAATACTTTGTATTAATCCCATCAAAATCGACGATATCAGTAGCGTCAATAAAACTAGACGCTCCTGTAGTATTAGTATTTTGACTGTATCCAGCTTTTGTAATATCTACAAAAGTAACCCCGTCTTGTGATGATTCAAATGTATTTGTTACTCCTCCACTACAAACCAAACTAACAGATACACTATCTACTCCATCCATATCTATTCCTAGATTTGATGCTTCTGTTGGATAATATAATGTTCCTGCCGCCACGTTAGTAGTATTAACGGCAGTATCCCTGTCACGACTTCTTGCTCCCATAATAGTGAACTATTAGAAAATACATTGGTCGTTGTGAATGATAATTTACTCTACTACAATCTCTTCTTTTACTGCGTTTTCAGTAGTTTCTTCCTCCTGTGTCTCTACTGCTACTTCTCCGTCAACTTCCTCAACTTTTGTAGTTGTATTCTCTACTTCTGGAACTACATCTTCTTGTGTAACGGGAGTGTCTTCATTCATAAAAGAATTGTTATAATATGCTTGTACTTTAAGCATATGCTATTTTTATATGAGTGCAACATTTTTATATGAAGGCTGAAGGATGAAACCTTTTTATTCTTGCAATGTCCTCTGCTTTTTCTTCAATTTTCTCATGAAGAGCTTTTCGTTTCCTAATTTTATGCGCATCCTGACTCGCTTGTATTCTATTATAAATAACGTCAGTACTATGCTTAGACGTATCGTTTCGATATAACTTCCATAGATCACGCATATCCGGTTCCCTCGCATGCCCTTCATCAATTCCTACCTTTGCTACTACTTCTGCGCACGCTGTGAGATAATCATGTTTTCCAGTGCGTTCTTTATGATAGCTAATATAAAAATATCCGTCATTCTTCCACCAACAATACAGTCTTTTATCAAGTAGAAATAACTCTTGTTTGAACCATCTCGGACATTTAATCATTCCTTCGTAAGGAGGTTTCATAGTCGTTGTACTATACAATATATACATACTATACAAAAGACCCCGCTTTTCGGCAAGGGTCTTTTGAGTACTACCTATTCTATTTCTAGTGTTGGTTAGTAAGCTTTGCTAAACCTCTTCGCTTTCCGCAAAGAAGATTTCCATAGTACTTCATAGTTGCCTGGTTCAATGTTGTTCCAGAGAGTGGAAGCAATACACCAGAGATACCACGATCCATAAATTGAAGTGGAGCAAGTTTCTCAAGAGAAATTGCATCCCAATCTATGAAATACATAGTGTCGATCTGACAGTCAATATCAGCTACTACCGGAATGTTATCAAACATTACAGCCTCTCCAAATCCTCCATCAAGCTTCATAGTATTTACGAATCTCTGTGCTGCCACATTAACTCTCTTGTACTTGTTGAAAAGCTCAAAAGAAGTGATGATCTGTGAACATCTTCCGTACTTATCTACTTCTGTTTTAGCAGTTCTCATCAAATCCTCCATGATAACAGCATCTGTGTGTGTTACCGCTGTGGAATTTACATAAGATTTCCACCACCAGTTAGTAGAAGCATTGATTCCTTCAAATGTTGTTGTGAAAGAAGTGTCGTCTGCTGCAAGGAATAGACCGTTCATATCTGCTGAACCATCAGTTTTCACTGCTGTTTCATTTGTAGCTACCGTTACTGCCGCTGTTACTGTAAATGTAGTAGCAGAAATTACGTCTACAACTTGTACTGCATCACCGTTAATAGTGAGCTTCTGGTTAGGAACGATATACTTTACTGAATCTACAGTGATAAGAGTAGAAGTGGAAGAAGCTGCTACTGTAGCAAGTTTTCCAGTTCCATCTCCAAACAACTGTCTATTCATATCCTTTGCAATATCTTTCTTAAGATTGTCTGTTTCATCTGTAAGAGCAGCAATGATAGCAGCTCGTGTAGAAGAAGACTCTTCAATTGCACGGTCATCAATATTGATGTTACCGTAGATATATGCAGCAGCTACTTGGGCTTGAGATCTGTGCTGTCTACCAGCTTGTGGAAGCGTTGTAGCACTCGCAGAAAGAGAGGCAATACCTTCATTTCTTCCAGTTCGTACTGTTTGGTAGATAACATTGTTTGCAAACCCGTTACGCTTATCCTTTGGAATTTTGTTCAAAAGGTATGTTTCGTTTTCTAGCTGATTGTCGACCATTGGAGCAATATCCTTTTTAAGGATTTCGCTCAATACTGATGTTAAGACATAGTCTTGTGTATACGCCATGGTATAAGATAATTGAGTGTATAAATTGTCTAGTCATTGTTTTAGTCCATCATTGCTGCCATTTTCGCTACCATATCAGCTCTAAACTTTGGGTCGTTTACGCCTGAGTAGACTGGTTTATTCGGAGTTGATGGCACTTTACCTCCGGATTCCGTATATATTTTCTTCTGACCGTGTTTTCTTTGTGCGATTTCGTAGTCAATCATTGCTGTCTGATTAATTTCCTTAAATGCACTTACAACATTAGTAGATCCAGTCTCCTGCATATACTTAGTAAGCGCAGATACAGAGTTTTCATCAAACTTTACATTCCACTTACCAGCAAGATCTTGTACTTCTTTCACTTGATTTTGAAATTTACTTTCAAATTCTTTTTGTTGTGAAGTCTCAGCAAAACGTGCCTTAAATAATTCGTCCGCTTCAGCTCTAATAGCTTCTTTCATATACGGAGTCATATACTTTGCAGCCTCTTGAAACTGACGTTTTTGCTCTTCATCTAATCCAGCAAGTGGATCTGAAGTTGTTTCAGCTACTCCATACAGTTTTTTTGCCTCCTCATCACGACGTTTGAGTTCCGCAAGCTCTTGTCTACTTTGCGTATATCCTTTGTTAAGCTCTTCAAGACTTTTGAGTTTTTGCTCTAATTCTTGAGTTGTGTATTCACGTCCGCCAACATTGATTCCGCTTGGAGTAGTAGATGCCGCTCCCTCACTTCCTTGCTCGCTTGCTCCAACTTTTGGAGTGCTTGGCGTAGAAGGTGTGTTGTTTTCTCCACTGTCTGAAGTTGCTCCACCCGGAGTAGACTGATCATCATAAAATGGATGAAATTTTCTGAACATAGTTTTGGTCGTTAAAAATCAAGTGCTTTCGTTCATTTACTCTTTCGAGGCGAACGTAGGCTTGCTTGCGGTGTAAATCACCGTGTCCTTTACAGTATTTTTTCGGTACAACGACCAGGAAGACCCGTACTGTAGAGGACACGACTATTTACGCTGCACCTATAGCCGTGGCATGTTGTGTAAGATCAGCAAGTGTTTGTTGTTGTTGTTTAATTCCGTCTAACTGTCCTTGTTGTGCAAGAGCTTGGTCTTGCTGTACTCCTTCCGTAGCAATCTTAGCAGCAGCAGCTTCTTTTTGCTCAGTCTCCATTCTCTCAATTAGCTCTCTAATATTTCCTATCTTATACGCATCCAAGACAGTCTCTTTATCAATAAGTCCTGCTTTAAATAACTCCATTGCTTCCGCCTTTGTTTGTAACTCTGAGAATACACCTGCTGTTACTATATTTACCACCACTCCCGGAACATCATCAATAATAGTTTCTCCAAACGCCTCATGCTGTGGAACATTTTCTCGTTTTTCATCGAGGTCTGCTCCTTGTACACCTCCAATTCCTCTCACTTTATATGCCTTAGTTTCCGTGCTAGTATTCCCAGATATAACACGTGGCTCTGTATAGTTTGCTGCAATCATTTCTAGAACCATAGCGAATAATAGTCCTGCTGAATACTCTAAATTATCCGTTGGTTCTCCAACTGACTGTACTTGTTGCGCTTCAAGCTGTGAAATAGCTACTCCACTCACATTAGATTTTGCGATTTGTCCTAAATCAAATGACTGTATTCCTCCTATTTCTCCCATATATCTCTCTGTATTTGCTATTTGAGAGAATACTTCTTGTGGAAGTGGAGATGTATTCATTGGTTCCGGTCTCTCTCCTGTATATTCTAGTATTTGTCCATGCGCTCCAGTAGATGCAGTCACAATCTTTCCACCTTTCTTATTAAGGTATCTTCCTACTCCCATCGTTCCTATATATTCCTCTACAAAAGAATAGAGAGCATCAAGTGCTTTATTAAGACTAATAATATCAGCAAACCAAGGGCGAGTATACGTCTCTCCAAGACCTTCCTGTGGGTAGAGTAATACAAAAGGGTATTTATCGTAGTCATATTCTTCCTCTCTCACGATAATTTCACCGATATAACTTGTACACTTCATACTCTCTTCTTTCGTATCTGTTTCATTTACCTTTTCCCATAACTCATGAAGAATAAGTGAATCTTCATCTGCTGTCTTTGCAAATTTAGAAGCAAGAAATCTTTCTCGGAAGTCAGAGTCAGCCATCTTATTCTCTGATACGCACTCTGAAAGATTTTTATATTTCCCAGTAGATTCTAAATATTTTCTGCTTGTTAAAATAGACTTCAATACAAACCTGCTGTCTTGTACCTCTCCTTTACAATCAGGATCAAGCAATATTTCATATGGAGAAAATATCTCTACCTTTACATCATCTTCTTTTTCACACCAAGAAACTTGCGCAATACCAACACCATAACGGAGTCCATATCGAACCCATCTCTTAAACTTCTGCTTTAGGTTTTGCTTTCTATACACATGTAAGCATAAATGCTGTTGTACAGATGCTTGTTGACGTGCTGCTGCTATTTCTTCCGGAGCTGCGTTAGGAATAACATCCGGACGTATATTGAACGCAGGCTCGTTCTTATTAATCATATTTACTACTCCTCTCTCCTTTGAACGTATTAAGTTCACAGTACGTTGTATCTTTCCAGATTTTTGTATTGGAACCGTAAGAACTTCTCTTGTAGCCTTATTAAAGACTACGAAATGGTTTCCATCCATCATATAATCTAGCTCCATCCAAAGAGCTTCTTGTTTTACACGAAAGTCTTTTGCAGCACTTACCATTTTCAACTTCGTCTGACTAACTCGTGCGGGTAACTCACTAGTTGGGTCTTGAACCTTTTCTTCTGTTTTCGTGTAATCCATTATGGAGCTTTGTAAAAAAACAATTCTGGTCGTTGTCTTTTACGTACTACTCATCTGTTTGTGGGAGTTCTTGTGCATATCGTATAGTCGCACCTTTTAAGTCTTCTGGGCTGACATCCTGCATAGACTGGAAGTGTATTTCTTTTTTCTCTTCCTCTTCGGGTGTACCTTCTGTTACTTCTTTGTAAGAAAAAACATCAGGACTCTTATTCAAAAGAGCTAGTTGTTTTAGAGTCTCAAGCTGTTTATAATTACGAAACTCTGAACAAATTAGTATGAATATTCCTAAGATTAGTATTTCTACCATAGAGTTGTTGTTATGTACCTAACATAATGTATTTGTAGACATAGTCAAGATCTGCCCCACTGATCTAGTAATCGACGTGCCTCTTCGTCTGAATTAGCACCACCATTCTTAGCAAATTCCTCACGGTCTTGTTTTGCGTATTCATCGTTCGTTATATGTACATTTACGGTTAAGTCTGGAGCTAATGTACGAGACATAAGGAAATATCGGACGCTGTCACAGTTGCGTACTAAGATTCCGTTTGCATAATAACAATGTTCATTCTCTACTGTTAGATTGTATACGTCTTCGTTTCCGGAGTTCAGACGCTTTACAATTTTGATGGCAAAATCTGCTTCTTTGATTAAGTATTGTCTGATATACCTTACCGCACCACTCACATATTTTATCAATTCGTTGTCTATTTTTCTGTATTTCTCGCATATGTTTACTGTGCCATTCTTTTCCTTCTTTTGATGCGTGCCATTCTTTTGTAAGATCTCGGATCGAATTAAGATTTTTACGTATTTTTTCACGAAATTCCACACGCTTCCAATTTTTTCTAAAATGGTCAATACTATGTTGAGAAGCTGATATACACTCAAGATTAGAAATATTATTATTTTTCCTATCGTGGTCTTTATGGTGGATGTGATGTTTTGCAGGAATTTCCCCATTATAAAAAATCCATACTGCTTGATGAAGTCTTTTCCTCCCATTTTTACAGCCTCCAATAGGCGAGAAGTAGTGACCGTCCCAGTTGTATTTATGACCGTCGAATACTTGTTGTTCCATACACAAATACTATCGGAATATCTAAGCTCGTCAATAGATACAATACCTCTTGTAGTAAATACTTTATGATCCTTTGTTCCTCGTAAAATAGTTCCATCTGAGAAGAGACAAGAAACTATAGGTGCATTTATGCGTGATAGTACATGTGATTCCACTCTTTGTTTTCCTAATGGTGTAGCTACATATTCTCCCTTGAGTGTTATATCTCGAATTTGCTTCGTTGTACCATCAGCCATACGTATTTCAGTGTCTCCAGTGAGACAAGCGTGGTCGTTTAGCTTCACAGGCTGATCCGCATCATTTAAATCTGTCTTCTTTTCTTTCCATCGATAATTTCGTAATTCTTTCTCAAGTTGAGGACAACACCCCTCAAATATAAATAATTTAGGAGATCCTTTTTGACCCGTAATTGGGTGTATTCTATTTGGATCTACACGTATGTACTCAGCCATTCTATTAATACCTGCTAAAACATCATTATTTGCCCGTGTGAAGTTTCCAATCCCATGTTCTTCATATTCATCCACTACAGAGTATGCTACCGATCTCATAGCAGACTGAAGGTTTTTATTAAATATACTTGGATCAGCAATGATAGAGACAGTTGGTTGTTGTCTCATATTTTTTATCCACGGAGCATGATTCGCAATAATGTCTTTTCCTTTATAGTATTCATTTACGATATATACATTCCCTTCTGTATCAATACGGTACACATAAAAAGCTGTTGGATTATTAGCTCCATGATCTAACGAATATCCAAAACCCCAATCAAATGGAATATCAAACGGTTTGATAATATTATTTTTTCCGAAATCTTTGAATATTAATCCTGCATAGTGCATTGGAATACATTCCAACTCTTGCATCATCACGCTTTCATCTCCTTCGCATTCTTCTCGAATTTCTTGGATGTCTTTTTCAGAAAGTAGCTTAGTCTTCGATGCGGGGAAGAGGAAAGAAGCACGATCTTCTCCTTGTAAGAGATATTGCTGCCAGAGATGATTTTCCCCCTTAAGAGTTCCTGTGAATGTAACACCACCTCCTGTAAAAGATCCATCAGCCTGTCCAATGATTGTGTAGCGGAATACTGTTTGCCACCCGGTAGGGTCATGATCCGAAAATTCGTCCATACCAAGCCAATCAAACTGCGCACCACGATGAGGTTCGTAGTTATCCGATCCAATAAATTGGAGAATAGATCCATTTTTATAATAAATTATTAAATCAGATTCATTTTTTTTCTTACAAATAGCATTTACTGCATACTTCCCAACAATACCACCAAGCCAATAAATAGATCGAGCCTGTTTATATTCTGGACAAACGATCGCATAACGTCCCGGCTTTAATAACGCACGTCGCTGAATGTCGTTAAACATAAAGATCGATTTTCCAAATCGTCTATGTGCGACTAAGGTAATATATCTCGCTTTAGAGTTATGTACTTCTTTTTGAAAGCTCCGTGGTTTGTACGGTACAATAACGTCCATATATGGTAGTGATTTATAACATACTTATACTATATATATTTCTATTTAAATTACAATTTAAGAAAAACTCTTGATTTTATGTAGTATATGTATATTATGTATCTGATTCTGCATTTAACAAACTAACAAATGATAACAATCCTCCTTCTTCTCTTTTGCTCAGAAGAGAAACACACAAAACCCAACTATCTTACTTTCTATTTTTACTAACGATGAAAAACATACTTGTCACCGGAAGCTACAGCGTAGGCAAATCTTCCGTTGTGGATGATCTAGAGCAAAAAATCCCCTATGAAAAACGAATCATCACGCAAGACACAGCACGTTTCTACCTTAGAAAAAAAGGTCTCAATTCCAATGATCTCACCGAACAACAGAAAATAGAACTGCAGACATTTGTGATTGCTTCCTACGTTGGCGCAGTGATGCAAAGCGAACACTCTCGCATCATGGGAGTGATGGACGGGTCATTGATAGAAGCATGTGCATATAGTGAAGGATTGCCCCTAGGAGAAGCCTTGAGAGATAAAATGTATGAATACCTGTCTGACTATAGAAATCACTCTGTGGCCTATGTAATACCTCCCACGATACCACTTGAGAATGACGGACTACGACATAACGACAAAGAGTTTCGCATAGTCATTCATCAGAAGATCATGGAAATAATAGAAGCATTTAATATCCCGCATCATCTTGTGAGCTTTCAGAGTATTGGGTATCGAGCTGATGAGATACTACATACGCACAAAACTAAATTCGCATAATGGAACAATTAAAACCCGTACAAGACCGACAAGATTTTCTCGTGATGGAACTGAACGCACGAACAGATCAAACGAAAGAGCATTCTCCCTACAATGAAGAGATCTTGAAGGAATTGAAAGCACTGAATATTTTACTTAATTATTTTCTTATATGAGCAACGAAAAACAGAACTTCGAGGGCGGTATTATCTACCCACAAAAAGACTGGGAAGCATTCCTGAAAACAAAAGGAGTTACACAGGAATGTATTACTCACGTCCTACAAAACAAGTGCGCCGAAGATTTCAAAGTTGAGAAAGAAGAAGGAGTCTTGCGAGTTTGTAAGCATAACCAAAACAAAGACTCTGTGAAACAAGGACTACGCATGATTGCAGAACTACGAAACAGCACAACGCTTGTTGTAGAAGATGTGTGTGCTAGCCATATTTAAAGAGTAGTTTCGATCTTTTACATACAGGGCTGGGGTGGCGGAAGATAGACGCTACAGGACGTAGTAACAACGAGCGTAATGGAAAAATCGTCTCAATGTACGCATCAGAAGTTACATGCAGGTATCGAATCCTGCCCCCAGCAATTTATACGGTGAGATGGCGGAATAGGTAGACGCATCACAACTAGAAGGGAGTATAAAGAAAGAGCGCTTTGTGGGTATCACCTAACGAACTAGTGGCGTCCTGTAGCCCGTGTTATCCGGGAGAACAAGTTATACTCATGTAGTGTGCAAATCACTACTCTCACCACCAATACCGGGGCGTAGCTATAAGTTGTAGTTAGAGGTCGCGCCTCTAGAGATAATTAACGCCTATCCGCCCCGACCACTTACTTTTACTTAACTTATCCTTTATAACAATGGATACATTCAGAGTAACACCGACAGAATTGACCGAGTATCAAACCACTACAGTAGCCAGTATTAAAGAAGCAGCTATCTTACTAGCATCTGTGATTCAGTATGGAAGCGACCAAAAACCTAGCGATTTAATTAATACTGACACTAGAGAGAAAGCACTTGCCATGACAAAACTAGAAGAGGCTGTTATGTGGGCAGTGAAGGGATGGACTAATCCAGAACTCTAGACACATAAAAGACCCGAGTTTGTAGAAAACTTGAGTCCTTATGAATAGATACAACAACAATTTACACTTCCTATTTCGGATTACAACTACTTTTACTTAACTTATTAAAGACAATATGAAAAAGCCAATAATGCAAGAACGCCCGTTTGATCTCGATCTCAAGAAAGTACTACAGCATTACTTCAAAGAAGTAGACGAAACCGGATATAATACAGCAGATGACGACTTTGAACACTGTGTATTTGAGGAAGTGATGATGGCTTACTATGGAAGAGACGTGTTTGATTATCTAAACAAGAAAGATAGCGAAGAGACAGAGTAGCCTTTTATTTTTTATTACCAAGAGAACTATGACAGACAAGATATTTTATACCTACTGTGACTTCTGTGAAATAAAGATAGAGGATGATAGGGACGCTCGGTACTTAGAATTCCACCATAAAAACGCTACTGCGTGCCAATCTTGCGAAGATAAAATAATCGCTTTCACAGAGACTTTAAAACCTACTCTTTAACCTATCTCCCCCCCCCCTTACTATGAAGAAATATTCGCTACTTATAGACAGTCCAGAGTACCCAAAAGGTACAAAAGCTATCTTCAATGAAGAAGATGGTACCTACGACCTACATACCATAGACAGTACAGACCCGTTAGAGAACGAGAAAGGATTCATTGCGTGTCTAGCACCTTGGCAAGTAGAGAATCGTCCCACAGTTTGGGAAAGACTTCTACACACAGAATGTCAAGAGGGAAGAAATTGTACTGACTGTGCTGAAGAGCGGGAGGAGATCACAGAAGAACAGGATAAAGAAGAGTGGCCGAAGGAAGATCAAGAGTGTTTTATTTTGAGTGATTCTGGAAGTATAGACCAGTATTTCTACCATAAAGCATACCACGGCCAAATGTTGTTGGAAGCAGCAAGTTTGTTTCCTACTCGTGAAGCAGCCGCGACAGAACTCCTTCTACGGAAGCTGATGGTGAAGCGTTATAGGCCACAAAGAAATGACAGATATTATAGATGGGATTTTTATTTAGAATCGGCAGAATTGGATTATTGGCTTCAAGATCGTCAGAACTTCGAGAACTTTCTACTGGGCAACACATTTCCTTATACCGATGAAGGCAAAAAACTATGCGAAGAATACGGCAAGCAACTTCAAAAATGTATAGACTTTTATCTCTCTCAAACAAATAAAGAATGAAAACACTTTTTCAGTTTCTCTATTCCATAAATCAACCATAAATGAAAAGTACACAATGCTATTGTTGTGAAAAGCCACTCTCTCAATCTGACTATGGTGGCATGTATTGCATTACAAGTGATTGTCCATTAGAAGGATCTATCGACCCATGTATTATGGCTGAAATGAGTAGAAAAATTTATGAGTATCAAAGTAACCCATCTAAGGGCATGCATACAGTGGCGGAAAAACAACTCAAAAGTCCCGCAAAAGAGTTGTTCTCCTTCTTAGATACTTTATTTCCTATTAAATAACACATGAAAGACGAAAAAGCTCGCAAAATCCTGATGTCACTTATGATTATTTTAAAGAACTATCCACAGTGCCAGTGCTTTGCGGAAGTGGATGCGTGTGTCACGAGATCATTTCACGGAGCGATCAAAGACTTGCTAGAAGAATTAACTGATGCGTCTTCATAACTTTACTTCCCTTACTACCTACGAAGAATGACAGATAGAGAACTAAATAACTACCAGATAGGTGATGATATCGCTTATAATGTAGGGTCTATGCAGAGGGGAGTGTTTCTAGGGCTACTAGAAAATAAAGTGCTTATACGAGAAGAGAACGGAAATTACGTGTGGGAGTTAAATAAAAATGAAGTGTTTGATGTTTCTCTGTACTGCGACGGAAAATAAATTTTATCCCCCTTACTACCTACGAAGAATGACAAAACAGATGCAGGAAATTCAGAATGATTTTCTTGAGAAATTCCCAGAACTGAAAGAATTTCCTGCGCTTGCTATGGAGATGCAAACATTCCTGCATCAAGCTTGTACACGCTACGCTCAAGGGATAGTGCCAGAGAAACTTCAAATCGACCCAAAACGTAAAAAAACCTATGAACTTGGTGGAGACGTGGGATGGAATCAATGTATTGAGAAAACTTTGCATAGAATCCATATAGACTCCAAGCATTTAGAGTAAACTATCAACCATACCTACATCCTAAACTAACAAAGAGAATGAGCTCAAGATATGGAGTACTACGGTACGAAGATAGAGAGTATGGGAATATGTGCGACATGAAGTTAGAATATAGTTGCACCTCTGATATTCTGGTTATACAAACAAACGAAAAGAAGTTTCCAAATAATAAAATATATTTGAATCAGAGTGAAATAGTGCTTCTATTTCACTGTATGAAAAATATGGAAATTCTTGACTGGTTTTTACCTAAGTCTAACCCTACTCCTCATGAATAAGAAAGAAGAACTACCGTACGGCGTTTTTCCGTCAGTAACAATAAGTAAGAAAGACATAGAAGCACAACTATATAGTCAGTGCTGTGATGCTCTTGTATTTGTAGCAAACGGAGATGGTAGAGGAGATCATATTGTACATTGGTATGAGTGTACAAAATGTAGACGTCCGTCAAGTCCTAAAGAATGTGACGAGTCTAATTAGACCTATTTTATACTTATTTTAGACCTATGAATAAGAAAGAAGCAATTCCTACAAAATCCTTCTTCCAAAGACTCCTTAATAAATGGCTGTGTGTGATTGGGAAACACAAGTTACAAGGAAGAATATACAACGGAGTAATAACTGCTAAATATGCTAACGGCGAATATGAAAAAATTCCTAGGACAGAAAAGTATTATATCTGCACAAGAGAAAAATGTCAGTACAAACGTATTAAATATTCTTAACTATACCTATGACCTTCCTCTCTACACTCCGTACATGGTGGACAAGTCAAAAACCCGTAGAAGAACTGATACCTAAGCACCTTCATGAGTATAAACTTGAATCTGCACTACTCGCTGAGAAATTAAACCATATAAAAGAGAAGAAAGAAATATTACAAGAGCAACTACGGACAATACGAGAAATACAGGCAAGTTATCTCAAAGAACAATCTCTTATTTAACCTCTCTCCCTACTATATACTATGAAAGAATGGTAGAAAAGGGATATAAATTTTGCAAGATAGCAATGCAAAAAAGTATCCGAGAAGACGAAGACTCTATCTAACTAACTCTCACAACAATGACCAGAAAAGAATACCGAGAACTCCTCCTCAATACCACCACGCTCGAACAACACCATAAAAAACACAGAGACTATAAAAACTGCACCCAATGCAAAACATACCAAGATGCATACCTACAACTCTTTAAAGTACGCTCAAAACCCATCAATAAAATAATCCTCGATGGAAAAACAACCCTCGCCATCCCTTCCCTCGTAGAACTCCTAAAAGACGCAAGAACGTACACAACAACTCACTCCTAACAACAACTCCCGCTCTCCCATCCATTCCAAAGATGGTCTTTTCTGCTGTCTGTACCCTATGGTGTATGCTTACTCTGTATGCTCATAGAATATATGAAGTAGTATAGATGTGTGCCATGCCGTACAGTTACTTTGGTGTGCTGTAGAATGTGTGGGGGCTACTCTATATATTCCTACTACGTCTGTTCTACTTAGACCCTGTTTCTCTAACCCAGTGGGTGTATATTCATAGGATAGTGAACATGAGGAAATGTACTGTAACAATCATAGACAGTTGATTCTACTACGTCTACTAAGTACATTCATTGTTAGTATTCGTTATTCTACAAATTAAGCAGTCTGTAATGGTACTAAGAACTATTATATATATGTATGTATATCTCTATACTGTTATTCATGTATGTATAGTATAAGGACTATATAACTATTATAGCCCCGCTCCTGTCTCGTGTGTCGCACGTAACAATGCACGTAGTATCTATCTAACTGTATCGTAACACTCACGCTTACTTCTCTTCCTAGGTAATATACATAAATAGGTGAGATTGTTGTTTCCCGTCTATCTCTATACTTTGCACAATGTAGTTTTCTCTCTTTTCCAACCAATAACACAAAAGAAGTACTTCCGTACTCCCTCTATGCTACAACATATATAATGTCTGTAAGTCCTTCCGAGTTGCTTCTCTTCTACTCTACTCTGCCCACTTAATACTTATCTCGCCACTTTGTTCCGTCTCTACCTTGTCTCTAAACGCTAGAGGAAAGTTGTTTTTCATGCTAAATATCACACCGCTAGGATTCTTTGCATTCCATAGTGTTTCCTCTGCGTATCTCATTACTTTTTGCTTTGCGCGTGTAACCGTGTCTCCATACAATTCCTTCTTTTGATAATCTAGCAATGTTTCTCTACTAATTTCGAGTTCGTAAGCTAGGCCTGATATTGTGTACGGTCGTTTTTCTTCGTCACACTTTTTGAAATACTCATTTATTTTTTCTTGTAGTATTTCTGGTGTTTTAAATTTCAGTGGTTGCCCGTTAGGGTTCGGGAAGACGCCTTTTTTCTTTTGTGGTTCTTGCGTGTTGTTATTATCGTCTGTCATAAGGTAGATGTTAGTTGATACGTTTATATTGTAGAGTTTTCTGTATGGAAAGGAAGAGGAGACTGTACGAGAAACAATCAAAGTGTTTAGTTTTGTGAGTAGTTGTAGTTGTTTCTGTGTTGCTCCCCTTATCAGGGGAAGGCCTAAACCCGGCAGGAAGGAAGTAAATAGAGTGTAGTTATGTGATTTTCTTGTGCAAGTAGGATATGTATGGTATGAGGCTGTATACTGGCTCTGGGAGTGTAGAAGATTTTTAAAAAAAGTGTGCTTTGGGTATTGCTTTTTTAGAACTGTCACGCACTACTCTGCATATACTGTCAAGAAACATGCATATACGGGCATACCTTACCTAGTATTCAATGCTGAACTGTAGAGCGTTTCCTATACGACAAGACTATGTACGGAAGAAAAATAAGTTTTTATACATTTTCTCTTGTGTATGTAGTATATGTATGCTATTATAATGACGTCAAAAGGATTACATTTTAACAACCAAACCTATGACAAACACTATGCAAAATTCAAAAGAGCTCAATTTCTCTTATGATTTTATTTCTCAGAATCCCGACAGCAAAGAGGCTAGAATACAAGAAAGAGTAAAGAATAATCTTATTGTGCAAAACTCATTAGTAGATCTTCTTTTCTCAAAAGAGATTTTACAATGGGATGAACTACAAAACGCATACGAAACAGAAGAAGGGCAAGAGGAAGAGTTAAAGGAAATATTTACATGGTATGCTTTCGCTGCTGATAGCTTAGACATTGCTCATTTGCAAGCGTCAGACATTCCATTTATATCTAATGAGTACGGAACGTGGATAGGAAGAGAAGATTGTGGAAGTGCTTGGGATCTCTATTTTTTGCCTTTTCTTTGTGATGCACTTTATAACACCGCTATTTAATTATGCTCACACTACTCATTTCTACATTTTTCTTCCTTCAAACGAACTGCATACAGTTTGAGGACAACTCTTTCCTTTGTGGGAAAGACGTAATCACTACTTATTACAAATAATTACTTACTACAAAACAACATGAAAACAATTGAAAAGACTGAATATATAACGTCTTCACGTAGTTACGACATTTACAGTGATGGTATGATTTTATTCAACTACGACGGGCTTTACTTCAGCGTCTACGAAAACATAACTAACTTTGTAAACGACGTACACGGCGAAAGCAGACTAAAATGTTATGCAAATGAATATGCAGCCGAAAACTTCATACAAAACTATACGATCAATGAGCCTTACTATACCCCGTTTGATTCTCAAGTGAACGAGGAAGGAGAGACAGAGGAATATTTATCTGTTTAATTTATTACTTACAAAACTATGAAAACCGCAACAATCCCTGTTTCTGTACAGTATGAATACGCTTACTATACTTTAGAAGATACCGAAACTGAAGATACACTAGGGGTGTACACCAGTTTAGATAAAGCAACAATGGCGCAACACTACCTAGAACAAGACGACCTCTATTGTGAACGCTTTAAAGATGGGAAATATATAATCATCAAACATTAAAACATGAAAGACCACCCATATATCGCAGGAATACTACTTGCTACAATAGCATACTACTTATTTATTTCACTTTACACACTATGAACAACGACGACAAAAAAACAAGCACACTACAACTACTTATTACCGAATGCAGAGACCACGCAATAACTAAAGAAAAGTTAGAAGAGACAGAACAAGAACGTGACATGTACAAAGAACAAGTGACTGCTTTATATACCGAATTACAAAACTATAAATAACTATGAAAAACAATAAAGACCACTGGAGTAGATGGAAGCGAAAACAATTTCTAACTTTGCCATCTCGTGAATACTGGAATAGTAAAGAATTGCCTTTTGATAGTTTAGTATTACTACCAACGAAAAGAAAACATAATTCGGGGTATATGATGATGGATATTGTAGGGATAAGAGACAATCAACCCGTACTATTACTTTCGGGCTGTTCAGACGTGATACATTTAGACGGAACAGGAGGAAGAGAATCGCTTGAATTACGATCAAAGAATATATGCATAGATATGCTTTACCCTAGCGGGCTTTTGCGTATATTTTCCTATAATTATCAAATTACAGCGTCGGCGGCACTTTCAAGCTTTGAAATATTCTTTGTAAATAAATATAAATAACTATGCCTCAAGATTTTAAAAAATACGTCGACCCGTCGCAAGATGGGAGGCGTAAATTACTACCTGAACAATATGAAGACGTACGAGAACATTATAAACTCTCACAATCACAAAGAAAGACAGCCAAACACTTCGGAGTGTCACGCCGCCTTGTTCAGTTTATTACTTGCCCCGAAAAACTCAAAGCATTACAAGACAGACAAAGAGAGAATGAACACTGGAAAGAATACTACAACAAAGAAGAACACACAAAAGCAATAAAGAAGTATAGAGACAAGAAAAAATCACTAGGCTTACAATTTAACCCGAACGCAAAACATGAATCAATACCAACCGCCTAAAATAAAACTTTGTAGATTGTGCGGAAAAGACTTTTTTTCGTTTAAAGCACCTACAGAAAGACTTTATTGCAGTAAAGAATGCTCAAGCGAGATGATACGACGTGCAAATCGTGAAAATATGGCACGTGTTCGCCTTGTGAACCACATTAGTATTCGTAACCTTGCAAAGTACCTTACTACACTTGCTGACGATTTAGAGCGAAAACAGGAGCAAATTTCTAGACGTGCCATTCACAAACATATTTCCGAACAGTTTTAGTGCAAAAACCTTCTACCACCGTTCATCTTGTGTCGGCTGAAGTAAAATGGTTTTAGGATACACAAAAACAGCACTCAAATAATGAAATGCTGTTTTTGTTTTGGATTTTAATCTTTCTTCACTGGAGTAATTTTACCGATTCTCTTTAATACGGTCAATCCATTATTATTCGGACGGTACGCAAAATGCTCCCATTGTCCTTCGCTATTTGCAGTAAACTCATGTATCGCTCTACAAATTCCTTCTGTTCCATCCTCTCCATGTTCTCCAAATGTATTGGTATCGTGAAACGCAATATAGTTCTTTGCTTTATTTCCATGTTTCGCTAGCTCTACTTTGAGTTGAGCGTAGGTATGAAGCGTATCAATAAACAATACGTCACACTCCGGAATATCTACCTCTCTAGAATCACCGTCAATAAATGTAAGTTTTGTGACATTTGGTAACGCAGAAAGTCTTTTCTTTGTATCTGCATCGTGATTTGAATCAACACAAATAAGTTTCTTTGGTTCTGCATATAAGAATGCAATAGTGCTTACACCGTATCTCGTACCTAGTTCCACGATCGTTTTTGATCCTCGTGAGAGGTCTGCCAAATACTCCAAATGCTCATTGATATCAGTGGGATGCGCAATACTTGCCCGAAAAGATGTGCGTAATTGTTCGTTCATAGTAAGAAGTGAGATGAATTAGATAGTTTCAACATTATCATATGTATACCCTTCTGGTATATTTTGGAACAAAGTAGAATGTGTCTGCTCCGGCATTCCATCAGTATAATAATACAGCGCTATACTTTTTCGAGTAGTACCACTTGGGCAAGTAAGGGGGTGCGGATGTCCATGATAGCTAATAGAATCAGTCTGAAATAAGACCATACGTCCTAGTATTGGATTTATCTTTGCAAAACAAGCACTCATATCTTTTTGCCACAACTCTAGCTGACCTCCCCATTCTTCTTTCCAGTTCTCATTAAGAAAGAGAAGTAAGTTAAGCCTACGTGTTTTTTGTAAGTTTGGATGAAAATTAAAATCTGCATGTATATCTAGCTTTCCTCCTTTTTCAATCATGTGTAGACCTCCCCCCATTAGTCCGTAGTCTGGATAAAGCTTCTCTCCTGTTATTTCTTCAAGTTGCTTGAGAAATACTGGGCTATTTAACATATGAATTACGTCTAGGATACTTGGATGGATATTATCTATTTGTTCATATGCAAGTTTTTTTTCTCTTGAATTGCTGAATTGGTGCCATCCATAGTCGTTACTTGTAGGGAATAACCGTGCAAGTATTTGTGCTTTTTGCTTCGGAATAAAGTTATCTACTACAATATGCGGGAATACTTTTGCGTGTTGCCATTGATTTTTCCAGTAGGCAATCGGAAGTGTTGGTACCATAGAAAGAAAAAAATAATACTATCCTCTGCGTAGTCCCGGAACAAGATGAGGGTAGTTTGTGGAGATAAATAATTCAAAATCTACTGGCATGGAAGTCATATGTCCAAGAGGGATGGTTGGATCTACAATAATATGATGACCTTTCTCTTTTGCACGTGTTAAAAAGTACATATCCTCTCCCATATCTTTATTGTACTCAAACCACGGTGCTGTGACATCTTCAAATACTTTATTATTGATAAGTATACAACCTGTTCCTGTCATTCCAACTTCAAACGGTCGATCCATAGGCCACGGATAAAGAACGGCATGATGTTTCCCATCTCCTCCTCTCTCTGCATAAATACATGGAACAAATGGAGGTTTCTTTGTGTATGCTATTGCTCCACAAATAGCTAATTTCCTAGCACGCAATCTGTTCAGTGTATCTGGTGCAAAGATATGATCTGAATCAATAAACCACACCCAATTACCTTCTCTATTTTCGACTATTTCGTTTCGTGCATCTGATATTTCTTTACAAATAGGCATCACAAGTTTCATTTCTTCTTGCTTGTTGATAAGCACACCTGCCAGTGATGCAACAAATTCATAATGTACATTTTCCATCATAGGAACGCCAATAGTACCGAATGGATTTTTTGGCTCGTCTATCATTGGAAGAAACCCATCTTTATAACTCGTGAAGAATCCAATATCCTCTCCTATTACTTTATAGTTAACTTTTGCTTCTTGCAATTTCTCTTCTACGTGCTTCCACAAACCTTTTTTATCATACATTACTACCGGGAACTCTAGTTGATCTATTGCTTTTTTAGTTATGTACATTGCCGCTATGTCTTTCCCACCTTCTTGGAGAAAAACAACACACTCCTCATTCATTGCTTGAATTGATTCGAGTATATCACTACTGAATACATGCTTAGAATCGATTAAGAGTATCCATTCTCCCTTCATATTCTCCAACGCCTTGTTCCAAGCAGCAGGTATGAAATTATTCTTCATAGCGTATTGATACAACCACTGTTTCTGAGTGTTTAGCATATGGAAGTAGCAGTAGGCAAACTCAGAAGGAACCATTTCACCACCCGTAAATGCTACTGTACCGTTGTATATTTCAATATTGAATATCTTATCTATCACTTCATTACCCCATTTTGCTACAAGCAACTTATGTTTCGTATCTAAATCTTTTGCATAGGCTTCTGTATTATGTAGTAGCTCATAACTTGCAGACCCGACATGATACACGTAGACATCTCGTGCAATACCTAAATGCCATCCTGCTTGAACAATTCTAATAGAGTAATCAATATCTTCGCTAAACCCAAGACCAAAACGCACGTCTAACATTCCAATTTCTTTCACTATAGATGCACGTACCATCATAAAGAACCCAATAAGGTATCTATCGGTGATCTGCAATCCATTTCCAAATCTATCGTTTAATTTTGCTTGTTGTAATCCGGCTACAGCGTCCGAAACTGGGCCAATGGCACCTAACTTCTCATTCTCATCGAAATGCTTCTCAAGTGATTCTAACCAGTTATTTTCAACTGCTATATCTGAATTTCCAAAAATAATATAATCGCTTTGTAATTCTTTATTTTCCAAGCGCATCAATCCTGTATTAATACCACCTAAGTATCCCATATTCTTAGGATTCGTGATGACTATGAGGTTTTTATAGAGCTTCTTTGCTGTCTCTAAATACTTTTTTGTTTTTCCGTCTGAGTCATTATCTACACAAATAATGCGCAACTTGTCTTTGTCTGTATATTGAGCAAGTGATTCTAAACATGTTTTTAATACGTCGTGCCGGTTCCATACGGGAATTATCAGTGTAGTGAGAGCCATTATTCATTTGAATAGAGAAATACAGTAACTTTTGGTTCACTTGTGACAATGAACACATCTTCAAACCCAACCACTTGAGCCATCCCATCATTTTCGATCATACCGCCTTCTTTCATACCATCCAAAATAAACTTCTTTGCAAAAGCTACATTATCGGGATCTTTTTTCTTATTTTTCACATACCAAACGACCTTGAGTTTAAAAGGAACGTCAACTTTCGTAAGTTGTTTTGTAATCCACGCTATACTTTCCGTCTGTTCCTTTTTTATTTTTGCAGCCTTGAATCGATTAGTACGTTCAGCATTGATATAAGTATTCAAATCACATAACTCAAAAGGAATTGTGAATTGAGTTATAATCATTGTACTTTTCGTTTATCAATCTCTTCCTGCATTTTTTCACTCACCCATTTTGATACACTGATTCTATCTTTGAAAAGTATATTTCTCATTTCTTGAAATATATCATTCTTTATATAGAGAGATTTCTTATCTTGTGGATGTAGTTTGTCTTCCTCGTCTTTTCTTTTTCCCATAATTGTAGTTATAAAATACACACATATAATACACGTACTTCATATATAGTAAATACTTTTTTAGTCTTTCGAGTAATATCCGCTGCCTTTCAGTTGGAAAGATACTCTTGATATACGTTTCTGTACCTTAGTAGATTTACAGGTAGGACAACTAGTTGCTTCTTTCTTTTCGGAAGTTTGTAGATGCACCACCTCAAATCTATGATGACATTCTTCACATTCAAATTCGTATATTGGCATACATACTAGTAATAAAAGGAATTATCTCGAAATGTCTTACATAACTGTATACGAAACCATCGTATGCGTTTTCTCTGCTCTCCTTTGAAATTATAATAGAGCGTGAATAGCTCTAGTGCTGACATATTTAATGTTGGGTTCATAGTATGTTAGGTTTCTTAGCAATTAAAACAGTATCCTTCCACTGATTCCCCTCATCCTCTTCTCCCGGCTCATCCCAACAGGAATAGCATTCTAGTACTTCAAGACCTACATATTCCGCTAATGCTCTCATACCATCGGGAAGGAAGCGGTAGCAGTCTATAGGGTACCTATGAATAGCTCCAGATCCGGGAACAATAATACAAACAAGACCTTCAGTAGTAAGGTGAAACTTAATTTCCTCCATAACCTCCCAAGGTCTCGCAGTATGTTCAAGGCATTGTCCAGAAACAATAACATCAAACTGTTTATCTCTAAAATTCCAGTGATATGGATCTTTTACTACATAGTCGACATTTTCACCATCTTCAATATCAAGTCCAGCATAACTACAATTTCTCTCAGCAAAGAGAGGCTTGTACGATCCATTCACATCCATAGATCCAACATCCAGCACAGAGAGTTTGTCTCTACTTGGAAGGTAGTTATCCACGAATCGCTTCATGTGTTTGTAGGAAAGTTTATGCATAGTTTTGTTAGTTAAGATACGTGCGTAGTATACATGGACTACACAAATAAATCAAGAGATTACTCAACTTCTTTAAGTGAAAGTACATACTTCTTTTTCTGATACTCAAGAATTATATCTTGTAGCATCATAGTTTTTAGTGCTTCATTCGTAATATAGAAACCCGGTCGTAATGTATCTCCACGAACAACAAAAGGATTTTGTGTACCTTGCCTCTTTCGTTGCCTCTCACGCTCTTTAATCTCATTTAGATTATGTAAGATGTCGGATACTTGTTTCATGTTTTGTTAGTTAATATTTTGGCTAAAAGCTGACTGTTTTACTGATCTAATTGTATTCCAAAACTCTAATGAATAAACTGGAAGGTCATTTTCCCAATATCTTTTTGAAAGGTCTAATAACTCTTTTGTTTTCTTAAACACTACCTGCACCCTTTTTGGCTCCGTTGTATCGTAGGAAACGATATCTTGACCGTAGATAACAAGAGATGCTACTAATCCAAAATCTCTTGCGTAGTACATTGTAGGGTCTTGATTTTCATATTTCTCTCTTCTGTTGTGATAATCTGTCATAGTAATAGTAAAAATATAAGTAAATTAAAAGTATAATTCAGGCGTTGGAGATTGATCTATTCTCTTCTTTTGCTCTTCAATTATATTACATATCTCTTTTTCATACCATGTATCAAAGTCTTCCTGTGAAAGACTATTTTCCCAAACTAAATATAGTACACTTCGGAGTTTTTGAGACGGTGATTTAGGTTTCTTTTCTTTCATAACAATATTAAACAATTATATAGTAATTTTCATGTTTTTTATTCACAGTTTTCACATCTGTGTATGATTTTAAGAAACTTACGTTTACGAACCTGCAAAACTTTAGGGCTATGACTGAAAGTTATATCTTGCGTTATGGTAAGTATTTTTTCCCCATCAAATGTAATTCCTCTACTTGCCATAAGTCTTTTAGCTTCCGAAACAGATTTAACCATATTTCTTTCTAACATAATTTTTACTAAAGATAATGCTTTTAATTCTACTATTTTGTGTACTTCTTTTTCTTTCATCCTAGAAAGTGTAATACTAGGTAAAATAGAGACGTATATATAATTACAGATAACGAACCAACAAGCGTAGCTGCGTACTTGTTACTATATTCTCCGAGAAATTTTGCTTTCTTCCAGTTTGAAATTAAAGACCACACCATGCCAGCCATTAAAATCATATAAATGATATTTCCTCTCATGTGAAATTTAGATTAAGTAAGTATTAGTATTCGAGATATTCTGTCATACGCCCATATCCTTCATACCCGTAATAAGGAGACTTCCACTGCTGCTTCTGATCGGGCTTATTAAACATCCCGGTAATTTGCGCTGAGTTAAGCTTCTGAAGTAAAGAGAGTATTTCCCCCCTCGCTTCCATAAGAGAACCTTCTGAGTAGTGTACGCATATAGATTTTGCCGGTGAACACTTATCTACCACATCCAAATATACGTCGCATCTTACATCTTCTGCCTCTTCCGCAAGCAAGTGGTAAAACGCCATCTGAAATACATAATTTGCAGGATCAAACCTCTCAATGTCCGCACAGGTTTTGAGGTCTCTGATTTGTCGTGCTTCTTTGTCAAAATGGTCAAGCTCTCCTCTGAGAGGAGGGAAGCCTTCGATTGTGGCTGTAAGAACTGCCTTCGTGTATCGCTTTGCAAAGAGGCTGTTTTCTTGGTGTTCCCCGATGATTTGGAGAATCGTCCTGTTCTCCGCCCTCGTGAGTTGTATTTTCCCATTGAGGTTTTTAAGTGATTTGAGTTTCTCTACAAGATTAAGGTACGTTTTTGTCTCCTTATTTTTTGTTTCCTCCATAGTAGCTTCTATCTCCACAATCTTTTCTTCTACGTCCGTCACTGTGGTAGTAACCTCAACGTAATGCTCATCCCACCATTCTTTTCCATGAGTAAGATAATCGTCTACTGCTTGTCCTATAATAAAGTAATCAGCCTTTCTTTCTCCAAATGTAGGCTCCGGGATCTCTTGCACATATTTCAAAAAGTAGCTCCACTCGTCTTCTTTAAATAGTTTTAATTTGTGGGAAGAAATGAAGTCACGGTTCTTTGCGATGTAATCATCCATGTTTTGTAAGGTAATAATTAGGAATAATAATTTAAATCAGACGCACAATTACTCATTATTTTTTTAAATCTTCTATCATCTCTCTTTGTTCTTCTATAGTTTCAAGAGCAGTTTCTAGCGTTTTATTATCTAGATCTATTTGATTAAGCTCATATTTTGTCATGTTAATAAAATTAAGAATTAATAAACTCATCCACCTCTTCCGGGGACATTTTCTGTTTTACTTCAGTCCGTACTACAGAACTTTCTTCCTCAGAAATCACTACGGCTGATAATTGTTTAATCTTTTCTGTAGCAATTGTTCGTAATGTATCTAATTCACTTTCAAGAAACCCCATCTTATTTTCCTTTAACTTTGCTACCACTACGTCAAACTGTTCTTTCGTTGTACAAGCAATAAGCTCCAACTGCATATCCTCTAAGTTATTCTGTCTTTCTTCATATGATACGCCTCCTGCCTTCACTTCATCTTCATCATACGTGCCTGCAAACAACTCCTGAAACGCCATACGCAACCCTTGTGCTTCAGCTACCTTTTTTATCATTGTAGCTTTCTTTGTTAACCACAAACTCTTGCCAGTATTATATTCGCTCAGTTCTACATAACAAAAGATAGGCTTAGAAGAATTACGTCTTTTGACAGAGCAATATGCGCCAACAAGCGTTCCACGATCAGTAAGGGAATATGAATGCACAATCTCTCCTTTTTCTACTTTAAACTCATCTTTCGTATACACAGCATCCACTTGATGATACTCATAGTCCGGATTTGCCTGCGCTCCTTTTCTATACCCATCTCGACCTACAAATATTTGAGCGGGATTATTCCCATACTTCACCGCCCAAATTTCTTTTAAGTACGGAGAAAGCTTTGTCGCTCTTCCTACTTGAATAAATATTTGCCATTCTCCTTGCGTAAGGTCTTTTCCGTACAGTTTTTTAATCTCTTCAAGCATCACCTTCTGCTCCCACATATTCTCTATCGTTGCTAACTGAGTAGTTTCCATTGTTATAAAGTTACCATTTAAATACTCCCAACACAAAGCATATACCCGGAATAGTAAAGAATCCTAAAAGGAATCCATACACAAATTGTCGTAAATCACTCATCGTAAGAAAGTAGGAAATAAATAAAAAACAATATTCATTAACGCATAAAACAAACCTATCCCAAGCGTAAATCCTAGCATGATTGCTGAATTGTCAGTGTCCATACGTGTTTTGTTAAGTAATACATACATAATATATACCATACATGTAGCATATGCAAGAGTTTTTTTTAAAAACCTATATCTTGCTGTACTACTGACTGTTTCGGACTATTTCCAACCATTTCTGACTTTAGCTGATTTACCACTGATTTTGTCTTATTTTGGATTATTTCATCTGAAATTGGATTATTTGTGCTTTTTTCTCCTTCTTTATCTTTCCGCAACCTCTCTTTCGCATATGCCTGCATAGATGGGGTAATTTGAGATACGTAATGAACAGTAGGATTATCTTCTATAATATACGTATACACTTTCAATTCAGTTGCTCCATAAAAATCTTGATAGCAAAAACAATTTACTGTAATTGGATGTCTTGTTCCGTATCCGCAGATAAATCCTTCCGATTGTTTTGTGTTATACATAAAAACTTTGGTTTACAGTATATAGACTTCGCTTACTAAGCATATCAGCAATACTGTTTTCTTCTCTAGGAATCCATTGAAAATGTATAGAAGTGAAATTCGTAAGAAGTTCTGCAATCTGTGCTTTGAAGTTATTCATACGCTGATTATTCGTTGTTTTCCACGGTCTACTTGCTCCATTTACTACAATCATAGAATCAAGAAAAAACTGTGCGTCTCTTATATCATGAGAAATAAGAATCTGCATTGCCTCAATAACAGCCATATACTCAGCCTCATTATTACTTATTCCAAGTAGTCTCTTTGACACTTGTATGTGTAACTCTGGAATGTAAATACCAATGCCTATATAAGAAACTGTTCCCAACTTCCCATTCATACCTTCCGTAGCACCATCTGTGAAAACTGTAACCATGTTTTGTTATAAAAAAGTAACTAATAAACATCTTCATGAAGGCTCGATTGATCTGGTGCGAGATTCCCCCTACCCCCACAGTAAAAATAACTGTAAGTGTAAGGTGATCAATTGAGACTTTCCTGTGTAAACAGAACTAATCTGTTCGCTATTCGCATCGTCGATAAGACCATACGTTAGCCTACTTCACATACATTACTCCCCAAGTTAGGACATCATGAGAGCCGTATGCCGTAAGCGTCCCCGGAAGTACCACACTCCCTTACTTTGTACGTACCTAGCTTACGAACAGAATCGGTACTCAGTCCAAAGTATCTACCTGTTTTTATCAGGACTCGACCACACTCCCCCTCCAGATAGTGTAGCCGAGTTATAACAAAAAAAGACTCTCACCGATAGCCGTTCTAAAACAGCTATACGTGACAATCTTTTTTTAAGAGTGTGTATATACCAATCTTAGAGCGAATATTCTATCGGTGTTACGTGTTTGACGTACAAAGACAAGATACACCTCCACAAATACTTATGCAAGATCTTCTCTATTTACACACTTGTTTTTATGTTTTATTTTATGTTAATCATATTACGTATTTCTTTTGTAAACTCTTTAAACGTCTCTTTCATTTCGTGAGTAAATTCTTTAAATGTATCTTTTATTTCTTGAATATCTCTTTCGGTTTTGCTGACGATTGTGGTTACTTTAATCATATCTTTGTCTACTACTTGGTATCTGTCTGTCATTTTCTCTTCTATACGATCCATTCTCTCGTTATCTTTCAATCTATCATTTCCTAGTTGTGTTATTTGCGCTTGGATGGTTTGGTTACTTTGTGTGTATTTGCCAGTGAAATACGCTAATGTAAGTAAGTAGGTGATAAGAGAAAAACCAAATGCAGCAAGAGAAATAAGTGTACCAGTCTCCATAAAAACTATCGTAGGTGAAGAATATAGGAAATAAGGTCTGAACAGACGAGAAAGATCAGAAAGAGTAAAATTGCAATAGGAAGAGCTATAACATGCTTCATTACTTTTTAGGTAAAGATGTGTTTACTTGCGTAGAAGAATCCACCGTAGGCGATCCTATGACTGAACTTGGTGTTGTAGGGAAATAATGCTTCACCACTTCTCGTACTAAAAGAGAAAGCAACCCTGCAACAAGCAAAATTCCTCCTCCTACATACTCTTTCGTAACGATTCCAAGCATCCCGGAATTAATAAGCATAATACCAATTCCCATAATACCACCATTTACATACGCTGACGTAATGTCTGGCTTCATGTTATTTTTTATTAATCATATATAAATAAAGTTTGCGAACTAAAGAAAACCCTTCTGCTCTTGTCATTGTATCACGTGGACGATCTCCTTTTGAAATATCAGTATCTTGTACAAATTTAACAGCTTCTTTCTCCCACTCTTCTAATTCCTGCATAGTATCAGTAGTTATTTGTAAACCTTCTGTAAATCCAACTAATCCTCGTTTCTTTAAATCATCCACCGTCCCAGTCATTCTTCTAAAATTCTCCTTATCATCATAATTTGATTCACTCCATGTTATTTTTCCATCAGGGTATACTTCTTCAACAACCAATACATGTCCATATGGAGCTGCAATATTAAAAAGAGCTACACTTCCCACACTAGGAAACCCCTGCGTAATACGTCTCTTTTTCTCTACGAAGAGATCTGAGAAATATCCTGGTATTCCTATCACGTCATTACAGTACATTGCACATTGTCGTCTTTTAGAAAACAACTTCCCATTTTTTGTAGGGCAATCAATATAAATACCGTTCTTTGTGGATAAGATGGGATAGACAGCACGCTCTAATGAAAATGATGGTGAGCTTTTGAATGTCATAAGGAAGAGTATTATTTAAATATTGCTTCTGCTGTATCGAGTGCTTTTTGTTGTTCTTCAGCTGAATTATACCGCTGTCCTTTGATTAAGTAAATGAGTCCATTCTTGAAGTCATACGGACTAAGACCTTTTGCTTTCTCTACCGCAATTTTCTTATACTTCTTTGCTGATTCAATATCTCCACTCTTTGCAGCCTCTAATGCTTTTGTGTAGTTATCATATGCTTCACGTGAGTTCACTACAGCTTGTGTAGATGATGCTTGTGTCTGCTTATCTATGTTTTGTAACGCATCAATCTCAGGCCCAGCTAACTCCATTTTTCCTTTCAATGCAAGAGCAGTATTATCAGCCTGTTCCGGTGTAAGACTATTAAGTAGATCGTCTAATTCTTTACTCTTCGCTTCGATCTTCGCAGCATTTCCGGGTATATCGCCTTGTTGCTGTAATGCTAAGACATCTGCTTTGATTTGTTTTACCTTTAACGCAGTATCTACACCCACTTTTGCATCTCCCGTTGTTTTAGAACGTGTGAATATTTTCAATGGTAACTCTAATGCTTTTAATCCACTCTTTATTGGATCTTCACCATTCATCATCTTAGACGCACCTAAAATATATGGGTGGTTTACTTTCCCAAATACGTATTTAGCTATATCTCCTACCGCACCTTGTAGTGTAGCAGTCTCTCCTTTTCCCACATTATCAGCCGTTTGGTAAATTGGTTTTCCAGAAAAGTCTGTATTTGTTCCTAAATCTTGTGCAACTTGCCCTCCCACAGAAGAAAACGAAGATAATGCTTTTACAGCTCCAGCAGGGTCAATATGAGCAAGTGAGTTTCCAGCTTTTACTAATGCTGTAGGAATACTCTTCATGCCCGGCATCCACTCTAATTCCCAATCAGTACCATCACCACGAGGAACAAGTAAAGACCCCCATTTATTACTTGGATTGTTTATCATTAAATTGCCTGTGAGCTTCAACTGTGCAGCATTCATAATTGCATATGTCATAATTGCACCAGCAACTAATCTTCTATTCATTTTATACGCAGGATTTTTTATCTCTGTAGACACCGATTTAAGCGCATTTCCTAATGTGCTAATCATCGCTTCTTTAAATCGAGGAGCTAAGAATAGTGTATTAAGAAGGTTTTGCATATTAACGCTTCTTCCGGACGCATTAGGATCTTTCATATTAAACGTCTTACCTACCGTTTCCCCTGCTAATTTTTTAGCTTCTTCATATGGCATACCTTTCTTTACAGCAGCATCTCGTAAGTCTATATACATACCACGTATTATTGATGGCATTACATCTCCAAATGTTGATTTGGCAGAATTTTGGAAAATATTATCCCACGTCCACTTACCTTTCTCTAATAATTGCTTTCCTGTATTTAACAGTTTTTCTTTTACAGTTCCATCAGCAGTTCCTTGATGTTTTGGCGTATTAAGGTATTGCTTCTCAAAATCAGCAGAAGATGAAATAACTTGCCCTAACTCTGCTAGTTCTTTATCTGCAATTCTATTTTGAGGCTCTTTATGTTTCGCAATATTTACTTCATCTCCTCGTAATGTAGCACGGGCAATATCTTTCAACACTTTAGGTCTACCCATCATTAGAGCATTATTTGCCTGTAATGTCACATACGAGTTAATACCCTTATATCCTCCCGCAAGTATAATATCTGTTATGCTTTTATTTGCATCACCGGTAAATTGAAGAGCAGCGTCTCCTTCTTTATTAAAAGCTTTTTCAAGAAATTTAGCTATATTCGGAGGTGCCATCATGTCAGCAGGTATACCGGGAACATTAGGGTGTTTCCAATTATTACCATATTCACTTCCTCGTACTCGTTCACCCGGTAATAGTAGTTTTTCTTCAATAAGTGAGTTATAAAATGCTTTATTTGCTTTCGCTTTTCCAGCCTCTGTAACTAATTCTCCAATATATGGAGCAGGATGAGAATACTTCTTTGTAAGCCCCATACTTTCTGCTGTTCTATAATCTGGAATTACTTTATTTTTTGCGAAGAATGGTACAGTTCCAACTCCCTTACTCTTCATTATTTTCATAACCTCTCTCGCACCATCTGCATAAATACCGGGGAAATAGTTTGGTATATCTCCTACTTCTACTCCTGTAGCACGAACTTGGTCTCTCACAGGATCTATGTTGTTCTTACGTAACTCCTTCACGATATTTAAAGCATTTGTAAAATCAAACCCATGTTTTGCGGCTGTTTCTTTATCTGGATGTTGAATAAAATCTATAAATGTATTACCTACTCTCGCACGTTCTGCACGTAGTTGTTTTGGAGATAATTTATCCACATTAGGTATAAGTGGATCTACTACCGTATCTAATTTATCTGCCGCTATATTTCCCTCACTTTTTGCGACAGCTAGATCTTTTGCTCTTTGCGCAAACGCTTTTTGTATAGGTTCCGGGAGTTGTTTTTCAGGGAATAATTTATCTACAACATACCCTTTTATGCCACTTCCAGCTATTTGTTGATCTCGTAGTGTGGCATCACGTACATCATTCTTACTCGCTTCTGTGGCAGTTGCACTTTCTCTCTGTCTCTGCATAAAGTTGTTGTATGCTTCCTCTCCTCCTTGACCTGCTCTTGTTGGTTCTGATTTAGACAAACTATCAAACTCTAAAACATCGTTTACAGTTGTATCTGCTTGTTGTTGTTCTTTCTTACTTTTTGATTTTTTCACCTCTGCATTAGCTTCTTTAACCGCTTTCACAATATCCCCTAATGGCTTAATAGGATCTGCACCACTCATCATAGTTGTTTTTGTAGGCAGATAACTTTTCTCTAAACTAGACAATAATGCAGCTCTTGCTTCCGGAGTTTTTGCAATATCATAAATGCCTTTCATTCCTTTTACTCCTGTTTTTGCAGATAATCCTACAGCGGCTCCTAATGCTGTCTGACCTCCTAAATCCACCACCTCACCAAGTTTATCAGCTTGTTCTTGTCCTATAATATTACGAATTGCTGTACCCGGTTCTGCAATAAACTCGCCCGGAGTAGCACGTCCAGAATAAAACCTTCTTGCATCCTGCCCAAGTTCTCCAATTTTATTGAAAATACCTTCTACTCCTTTTGCTACAGGAGCAACATTAGATTTATCGCTAGACAATGCCTCTAATGCACGAGAAAGAACAGCACTAGGGTACTGCATACCAATATTTAACCCAGCAGCGGTGGTAGGTAATACTCCTTTCCCAACATCTTGAGGATTTGAAGGTCTTCCACTAAATAAATTTGTAACTGCTTTTCCTGCATTCTGTATATTAGGGTCGTTTGCTGCTTTGACTACTTCTTTTCCAACATTTGTCGCCCCCTCAATAGCTCCAGAATAAAGAGCGTCCGGTAGACTACCTCGTATTCTTTGTGTCTGTAGATTGAGTAATGTATCTCTTACTTTACTAAAAACATCTGCTTTTTCACCAGTTTGCGAATCAGCACTTTCTTCTTTCCCAGTTGGTTTAGAGATTGTAGTATTTTTCACCTTCGCTTTTGCAAGACTAGCAGCAAACGCCTCATTCTGCTTCTGTTTTGCAATCTCATTTGCTCTTTTTTGTTGTTCAAGTGCTTGACTCACTTGTTTTAACTTCAAAAGAGACGATGGATTTGTCGCAGTAGAAAGCGTTTGTCCAACCTTACCCGGCAAGTTAGCCAGTGTATCAAAGAATCCCATAGTTATAGGTTTAGTAATGTATCATAAGCATCTTTCTTTGAAGAAGATAATTTTCCAAATAAGTTTTGTATAGGAGTAGTGACCTGTGACGAGAAAGAAGTAGCTCCTTTTTTAAGTGTATTCAATGCGTCTATAGGGGTAGTAGTTTTTTTAACTGGAGCTGTGCTATATCCATAACTTGTCTCTGGTGCTTGCTTCCCAGTAGTTCGCTCTGTATTTTCTCCTACTAAAGGTGCTGTAAACCCAGCTAGTTTTCTTGCTTTTAATGTATTCATCGTTGTCCAGATTCTTCTGAATCCACCTCTTCCATCATAGTTTGACTCTGAGATAAGTATTTTATCACCGTCTGTATCTTCTACCATTCCAACGTGACCATATCCACTATTACTTAACACAAAAGCAGCACCCGGTAAAGGAGGCTGACCTTCAATAACATGAGTTAGTTTTGATTGTAACGAGTCTGCAAACACTTTCTTTCCAATAGCATCATTTACATACTCTCCACATTGCCTTCTACTACTCGCAAGTTTTGTTGTCCCGTTTTGCGTAATTGTTGGTGTTTCAAAGGCTATTCCACCTGTATCAGTAATAGAAGCATTATATTTACTTAGCCCACTAACCGGCACTGTTAGGTTTTTTTTTTATCTAACATGGCTTGTAAACTCTCTAATGTTGCCTGTAATCCTGTATTATCTTTTGGCTCATTAAGTACTGAACGTCCAAATGAATCAGTGTGATACGTTGGAGCTGCATTGTCAGCTATAGTATTCTGTAAAGCACCGATAGCCTTATACAACGCTATTTCTTCTTTATCTCCCGGAGTAGCTGTACCACTATCAATTCTTTTCTGTAGTAAAGAAACTCGTGCTTGATTATTTAAGTTCGTAGTAAGAATTTTGTTCTCATTGCTCGCAGCAGCAATCGCTTCTCTTGAAGAGTTAGCGTTATTTGCAATCAGCTCATTAGAACGTATTCTGTCTTGCAACTGTGCAACGTCTGAAGCATTATTTAGGTTTGTCGTAGTTATCTTTGTAGCGTTTGTATTCTGATTGTTTGTTGTAGAAGCAAGGAAATCAAGCTTGTCATTTAACATCTTTTGCTCGTTCGTGAGGTTAGCTTTTGTTCGATCAAGCGTTGGTTCTCCTCCAAAATAGCCAGTAATTTCAGCGAGTTTTTTTATAGCATCTTGAGTGAGTCCACCATTATACATACCAGTCAGACCAGCTTCATCCATTGCTTGTTTTAGTTTTGCGCTTTGCCCAGCAACCGTTTCCTTTCCATTATATAGCCCAGTAAGTCCCGCTTCGGCTATTGCGTTTTCAAACGCTGTCTGTCGTGCAGTATTTTGAGCTACCTTTTCATCGTTGAGTGCTTTTTCAAGGGCGTTTAATCCACTAATATCAGCATCAGCAAGGTCTTGACTTGCTTGTCTTCCTATTTGTCCTAATGATGTAGTAAGTCTATTATTTTCCGTAACAACTGGAGAAGCTTCTGAAGTATCTGAGTTCGCACCAAATACACGACCTAAATTACCACGTATAGTACTTTGATTCTGCGCACTTCCAGTACGTGCAGTCTGCTCAAGCTCTTGTTGTCTTGCTATAATTTTAGCCCTCATTGCATCAATACTTTTCTGTATACGTGCTTGAGTATCTTCTAAACCAGAACTAGACGTGCTTTTATAGGGATCAGATGTTTGTATCGGATTTCCTTGGTCGTCACGTTCTCCAGTATATGTTGTAGAATTACTAGAATTATTTGTTGTGTTACTAGTGTTGTTATTCGTTGTTGTCTTGTATAAATCGGACATACCAAGAATATTTTGATTACCCGGAGTGTTATTCATTGTAGGATTATTCCCAGTCATTGCTGCGAAATCAGTACCTTGAGCAGGTTTATCTATAAAAACTTCTCCGGGATATGACAATCCACCACCAGCTACAGGACGTGTTACTATACCAGTCTTTCCGGCTGCAACATCAGTAGGCAGTACTTGTTTAGAAGTGGCTGCGTTCTTCTTTACTGTATCAAGAAGTCCTGCTGCTCCCGACATTAATGAATTGAGAAAATTTGCCATAAAGAAAGTTATTATATTGCTTCAAATGCTTCGATAATCATATCTGCATTGATTGATGATCCAGATACAGTCCACGCAAGAGTGAAGTTATTACTACTCACACCACCTACCGCTACCATAGAACCAGAGCCAGACGTTTGTCGTATATGCGCACATTGTGTTGTTGAAGGAGGATTCGTTAAGTTAGCGTTATTTGAAATCATTCCCTGTGTTCCTGATAATACATCATAGAATCCCATACATACTCCACTCTGCTCTGTAGCATCTCCTTCTCTTCTATGGGTAGATACCTTTACGTATTTCATTGGAAATCCAACAGTGACTGTTTGTGTCCCGTTTCCTGATCCTGAAGCGTATGTAGCAGTTTGTGCGATAAGACGAGGTATACGTTGCTTCTTAATAAGAAGTACGTTTGTTTGTACTGCATATCCTGCAACAACCGGAACAATACTCGCACTGTTATTTACCGGTGCAGTAGCAGTTAATGATCCAGCAGTACCAGAAATATAGTACGTAGAACCGGCAGTAAATGTACCAGAAATGATACCAGCTTGTTGTATAAAGATAGGCTGTCCAACTGTTGCACTTGTACTCGCAAATCCAAAAAACTCTGCTCGTGCAATAGTAGTATTATCTGATTTATATACGCTACCATCTGTATGCCAGAAGACAGACTGACCTGCTGTAATCGTCTCACCGGCAGTAGCTAAACGAGATAAGTCTTTATCACACTCAAATAATCCAGCTCCTGTACTAAGATAGAAGGTAGCAGCCTCAGCAAGTGATAATGTAAGCAGTCCTGTTCCTCTATGTGTAATTGTTGCTGTTGCGTTCACTCCAGTACTTGCTCTTGCAATAATAAAGTCACCACTTGTATTTGTATCGTTTCCATGAAGAGAAAGTGTAGCGGCTCTATTTCCAGATCCAAGTGAGCCTATTTTTACTTGTCCAGTTGCGTTTGTACTTGTTGAATCTAATAGTCTTGTATCATTATCTCCTACTGCAATTGGAGCTGTTGCAGAAACTGGAGCTACACTTAACTTAGTCGCTCCTTTTACAGACGTGCTTGCGTCAGATACAGATCCTAATGGGGCAACTGTCCACGTACTTCCGTCTGAATAATAGAAAGCTAGCGCATCTGTCGCAAAGTATAGTTTCGTACTATTTGAAGCAGCGGATGGTATTGCAGATAATAATCCAGTTCCAGCACTTCCGTGTGCAGCTACAAGATCCTCATGTGTATTAAACGCATCGATGACCCGTTGTAGCCAATTATAATCATCCGAAATAATAACCGTATCTCCTACGTTATGTGCTTTTTGATTTCCAGAAACATTAGTATCAGAACCGTATTCTTGTAGTCCTCTAATTGATATTCCTAATGTATACTCCGTTGTTGTCCCTGTTTTTGTAGTGAACTTCATAGACTCTGCCTTAGAGTTCGAAGGATTTACTACAATATACCCTTCAGTAATTGAAAGTGTTTTTGATGACTGTAAGTATAAACTTCCACTAGCGGTAGCATTAAACTCTCTCGTAAGAGTACCTGAGAAACGAGTTTGCTGTTTTGGAATAGTTGTGGACATCGATAGGCAATATAACAAGATAGGTTGGTCGTTGTCCTATGCTATATTTTTCTTATTGAAGGTGGTTCTTCAGTTACTACTCGTACATTTATTGGTTCCATACTTCGTATACTAAACCGTCCAATTCCGGTATTTGTAGATATTTTAATTTGCATTCCTTGGAATTTTTGTGCCTTCACTCGTACCCATACAGAGAAGACCCTGTCAGACTCTTGAGAAATTCCTCCTAGTTGCTGTTCTCCAAGCGGGTCAGTTCCGAGCATACCCATTGATCCTGAACTTATTATATAGTCAGTATTAGAACCGTCTATAGTTTTTTCAATAGAGTTTTGATTGTCGTTAAACTCTAGACGTACCGTAGCTCGTACTTGCTCATCAATAGTTCCTTGTATATGCAGATAATCCATATCTTTCTGCGCAGCAGGATCTCCGAAGTACTCTAGTTTAAAATTATGGAACGCAGAGATAATAGACCCATTATCTCCGTTAGAATCAAAAGCTTTGTACACCATTGGCGCTATTGCGCTTCCAAAGTAAAGAGAGCCATCATACTCCATCCAGCAGTTTACAAACCATCCTGTGATGAAATAAATAGACTTTGTTTCTAAGTCTTCTACGATAACAATATCATTACATGGAGAACTAGAACTTTTCTTACATGCGATAAGTACAAGCCTACGAAAATAGACTCCTCTTGCTGTACTAAAATCAAATTCTTCTTGCATCTTATTCATGATTTTGTCACTCACTCCACTCACAAATACTCCCGGATACGTAGATCGTTGCCCAAGCTGTGCTATCTGTTTATCTACAGGATCTACAAATACGATTGCATTACCTATTTCTATCGTACTTTGATCGGTAGCAGCACCAACAGATCGTCCTACGTTATCTAACGCAAACAACACAGCTCCAGTGCCGGTACCATCGTCTATATACTTGGTAGTGAATACTTGATTCTTACTATATACATATAAGTTATCTAATACAGCCAACGCCGTTAGCGGCTCTCCACCTTCTTTTACTCTTGTTGTACCGGAGTTCTCTAATACCGTACCTCCTGTATAGTTAAACGTATATATATCAGCAGCCGTTCCTCCATCTGTTTTACTACGATGAAGTAGTGTGGGTGTTCCGTAGTCAACTGCAAACATCTTTCTATCTTTAAATGAAAATACGTTCGTTCTAAACGTGCTAGCTGCTACGTTTGTGAGTACAATTGTTGTATTCGTGGTACCATCGTATTTCCACATATTATCAATACCATTACACATATACAACTTATCATCGTATATCTCTGCTCCATAAATACCAGTAGCACTTTGCCCACTTACTGTAGTAGGGAGATTTGTAACAGCTCCAGTAGTCATATTAAGCTTCTTTATAACTCCATCATATGCAACTACTACTTCTTTTGTACCATCTGATTTTTTGAAGTTCTTTAACATGGTCACTGCTTTCGTAGGAGATGTGGCTGACTCATCCATGAGCTTCGTACATCCAAATCTACGCACTAAATTACCAGTTCCATTTACTATAAAATTAGCAGAATCCTCTGCTTCATTAATTTTTAGCTTTGATTTATCTGAAGATGATCGCACTCCACCGGTGAAATCTTCAAATACTAGGTTTTTATTAGCCATAACACATACTTCCATTAGTAAGTAATTGCGTCTCAGATTCATACATATTATTTGTACGAAGGTTCTGCATAGCTACGTTCGCTTTATTTGCAAAGTATAATGCTCTATTCTCGACGTGTTCAGACTCATATACAAACTGTAGTACTTTATTTATAAAATACCCATTACATGTATATGGTAGGTCAATTATGTCCGTACTTAACGAAACCTTTGGTATATAAGCAAAATATATAATCTGTATTGTAGCTTGTACAACACGAATAAAACGTATTCCTTGTCCAGATCCATTTGGATTTGGCTCTACTTTATAATCACGATTCATTACAAGAGGACTATCTAAACAGTACCGATCATAAATACGTACTTCACTTATATGGTCTAAGTCAAGCGCAGGTATGAGTGTAGAGAACAAGTAGAACGTACCAGTTCCTTCTGTATCAACATCGTATGTTACTGATTTCTTTTTGAATACAAAATCATCATCCAAATTCAGCTCATCGATAGCATTGTTTAAATATGCCAATATCTTTGTAGCGTCTAAATAATCATCGTTATTTTCGTTACGAAGGTTATTTATATTTGTTTCTAATCCTGCTACCGTGAGTGTATTTAAGTCTGGCATAGTATAAACGCTACAATATAAATATTATTTTTTTAACTTGATTACCTCTACGCCTTGAACGTCTTCTTCTGAACATTGTTCATAGCAAAGCAATCCGTTATTGGGAGAAAGAGTTATCTTTACAGTGATAATAATTGGTACTTCTTTAAAAACAGGATTATTGTTTTTATCAACTTTTGGGGTGCCATCTACTTCCATTTCTTGTATACGATTAACTGTATTAGAGTCTATCTCTTTATACATAACCGTTCCCCAATTAGTCGGATCTTCTGAGAATGAAACGTAGTCTTGTAATGTCATAGAAAATATCACTTATAGTATAAATATTATTTTTGTATCATAGGTAATAAACCTGATACGTGTGCGGGACTGATTTCTTTTGGTAAATCATCCTTAGAAATTGTAAGTAATTCTATCGTTATTTCTTCCTCTAGTAATGCACGTGCTTTTTCCTCGAATGCATCATATTCTTTCTTTTCCTCAGAGAAAGTAACATATACCTCATCTAGCGCATGTTTAAACTCCTTCATTTCATCTTCTAGTATTTTGAATGTTCCGTTTTTTTGTATTGGTTTACCCTTCTCATCTTTTTCACAGTAGGAATGTATCACCGCCAATTCAGCATCATCATACTCTTTATGTATTACCTTCCCTTTATATACAGCCTCTAGTGCTTTTATTTCTTTCTCAAGTGTATGTAGGTTCATAGCTACTGCATAAGAGAAGGTAGGACTTCCTATAAGTGATTGCACAGACTTTAATGCTGCGAATAACTCTATGTATTGCTTTCTTGTCATTGGATAAATGTAAATAGTAAAATTTATACTGTTTTTTCTAGATCTTCATACGTGGCAACATACTCCTTTGCTTCTGCTAATTGCTTTGTAATATCTTCCTTTCGCAAGATAATTGCTGTGTATTGGAAGATATGATCTTCTAGTACTGGCTCAAACGCCATTGCATCACGTACGTCTACCTGTTCAATTACTTTTTCGTTTATCTCGAGAACGCCGTTGTTCCCGTTTTCTTTGATAAAATTGATAATGTCTAAATGTGTCATTTTTTTAGTATAAAAAGAAATAAATAATTATACGTTACTTGCAAGCAGGTAGTACGTTGTACCACCAATCACCATAGTAACCTTATGTGTACTTGCCACTGCAGCTCCTGCCGCAACCGTGTTATTGATTGCGATTGCACCAGTAAACGTAGCAGTTCCCACATTATTAAGAGACAGTCTTACTACTGGCCCCGGCACGCCTGCTTGAGTAGTAAGAAACTCTAAGCGCCCACCAACATCTCCCGTAG